ATAGCATCAATATAATTCATGTCTGCGTTTTTAATTACAAGAGATTCGATCTCCTGTGCAAATCGAGAAGGGCAAAAGAATTTAGATTCTAATACTTTTTCTAGTTCATTCTCCATTCTCTGTCCTAAGATTGTGAGATACAAATTCTTTAATGTAACGAACTAACAATTTAATATAGTCCCCTTTGTTCCTTTTGTCAAACACTTTGACATCGCCACCAGGTGTGACCATGATAGTGATAAGTTTTTTGACAGGGATACCTGTGAGTTCGTAGTAAGCAGTTGCATAGAACATTTCTTGAACGAAATAGTTCTCCAACCACTTTTCAGGTTTGATTTTTTCTGATGTTTTGAAATCGATGACTGCCAACTCGCCTTCGTACTCTGCTATGCAGTCAACTCTACCCGCAAGACCAAGGTACTCAGAGTACAGAGTCCTTTCTATAGCGTGTACATTATTTATCTTGTCCAGATATGGTTTCGCATGATGAAACATAAACTTGGTCAGAGGTCTAAACTCATCCCAGTTTATTTCTTTGTTCAGCATGTAAAGTTCAGTTGCTGCGTGGAAGTCTGTCCCACGAGCCGTTGCCTTCCTGGTGATTTTATTTGCCTCTTCGATACCAATCCTTGCTCTCCATTTAGCAAAGATCTCTCTGTTATAGAAAGAGGTTACAGACGTAATAGAAGGCACCCAGTCTCCACTTGGAAGATTGTAGAGACGGATGCCATTGGTTTCCTTTTTGTTTAGTTCAAGATCACCGAGATAATTATGATGAATAAAATTCATGTTTTACATAGTTTCCATTTTAGCAAGTAGATACTCCTTCACTAATCCAGAGCGAACAATGTCTTCGACACTGAACTCAATGATATCAACTGAAGGCATAATACGCAAGATCTTCATGAAGTCTGCGATGCCATTTCTTTCTTTGTCCTTAAGAAGGTCCGACTGAGTTGCATCACCGCAGAACATGATCTTACTATTTTCACCAACCCTGGTGATAATACTATCAAGTTCATGATAGTTCAAATTCTGGAATTCATCAACAATGATGATTGCGTTGTCCAGAGTTGTACCGCGAATGAATGAAGTAGACCAGAAAGAGATAGTCCCCTGAGTCTTCAAGTTACCATACAGCATCTCAAAGTCTGCCTCTGTTGGAAGTTCAAACATGAACTTCACCATATTCTTATATGGAATTTGGTAGAGTGAAGACTTGTCCTCGTGGTCTCCAGGAAGAAAACCAATCTCTCTGGTTGCTACAAGAGACCTGACGATGTAGATCTTCTCGTAGGGTGTCTTCATATCAAAGACATCTTTGAGAGCATTGTAGAGGGTGATGAAGGTCTTTCCTGTTCCCGCACAACCATATGCCACAAGGTTTTGATTGTTTTTATAGCAACGGAAAAGTTCTTCTTGATTCTGTGTCAGAGGCTCGATGTTTTTCATCAAGTCTGAGTTTAGTGGTTTCTTTCTTTTCATGGTTTTGTTGCTCATTCCAAATGGAACGATGGGGGACTGAGACTTTCTTTTTGCTGGCATAAGGTGTAAGAAATTAGAAGAAAGGAATTAACCGTAGTACCGGTTTTTACTTACGTTGGCACCAGGTTGTTTGGATGCACGATCCAAAACCTCGTTCCACCCATTAGATTTGGCTTCGCCAGTCCATCTAAATTCTGTGGACTGTCCTGCACATCCTTTCGACCAATCTCTATCCCAATCTGGATTCTCTTTTTTCCATTCATCATACTCCTTCATTGTCATTCGGAGTTCTTTAGTTTCTTTACTTTCTTTATTAATAACAGGGTACGTTGGCATAAACGTTCAATCCTTTTCTTGTATTTATTAAATCCATTCCATTGCTTCCGCAACGGCAGGGAACTGTTCAATGAAAATTTCTTTTGCACCAAGTGCAATGTCCATATGTTCTTTCTGTGTGCCATTTGCAGAACGCAAATCGATATAATGGATCCATGATCTTACAGAACCCGTCATATAGATTCTTGTGGGCGTTGCTAAAGGAAGCACAAAACGAGCACACTCCTTTGCGATCGATGCATCAAGCATTTCTTTGTAGAGTTTCATTCCCTCATCAAAGTGCTTCTTCATTTTGATCTGAAACTCTTGACGGACAAACGGGTCAATATCATCAATAGAATTCTGACGATTCTTGGTGTCTTGCCTGCGTAGTTCAGGTAGAGGGATCGTCTCCGCGAGTAGGGAAGAATCAGCATAGCGTTGGGAAAACTCTTGATATGTGAAGGACCTATGACGAAGCACTTGAGCCGCCACCCCCCTGGTGGTGTTAATCTCCAGGGTCATGAATGCCTGCTCAAAGATGCTCCAGTGTTGGTGCTTCACACAGTATTTAAGGAGACCCGAGAACTTTTCATTTTCCTGGTTGTTTGGGTTCGACACACGGGCACAATAGGCCATGTGCTTCTCTGCATCAGGAGTAACGCTAATAAGTTTAGTCAGGGTATCCGTCATCGTCATTAAAAATTTCGTCGTAATCTGAAATGGGTGCGTAGTAAGAGGCAGGATCATCAAAGTTTTCCCGCTTGTCTGTGTAGGCAGTAGGATCAGAATACACTTCTGACTCAAGTGCTTCCACAAGTAGTTTTAAGTTTCTTACAATCAACTTGAGTTTATCTCTTTCCATAAAAAATGGGAGGTAACCCTCCCATTCTATCATATTATAATTGTAAGTCAATCACTTGGTGTAAGTCTTACCGCGATAGCAGAATGTGCCGTGGGTTTCCTTACTCTCTACACAACGAGTATCATACTCAACACCACGATATGAGGTATGAGAGATCTGAGCGTCGTGAAGTGCAGCAGCCTTTTCGATCTGCTTCTTGATGAGGTTAAGTGTGTTCATTGTAGGTCTCCTAAAAGAATGGGTGAAATTGAACCTTCTCTGCTTTCGCAGGATCCGTTTTTCCCGTTCCTTCAGTCGTTTGCGCCCCAATAACATTCTGGTACAGCTTCCTTAACGGTCTCTACCAGTTCAAGTTTGATCTCTGGTTTCAGAGTCTCATGCTTTCTAATCCGAAGGATCATAGCATCAGCATCTGGACAAGCGATACTTGAATAAAGAAGTAATTCAATCATGGGGTGAACGCTCCGTTCCGCGACTTACTTGCGTCCCCCAAGGGGGGATGAACGTACAGGTATTATATACCCTATAGAGTATATAGTCAAGCAGTTTTGTAATTTGTGTTACACAAACATTCCTTTCTGGTTCATGTAGTTCATGGTCTCTTTCAGTGTACCACGAAACATACCAATAGAAATCATAGGATAATCTACCTCATCACCAAACTCATCTCTGAACTGTCCTTCGGTGAAGTGTTTACCTTTCTCATATACAACAACTTCGTCAAGATGAACTGACTTCAAAAGAGACGATGCTCTCTCACACTCTTGACTGCCGTTAGAATAAATTGATACTTGCATTATTCTTTACCTCTCCAATTATCGATTTCTTCTTGCGTAGGAACAATGATTCGGAAAGCCATACCCTCCTCCTCAAATTCCTCATTCATTTTTTCGTATGTCTCAGGAGTAATCTTTTCAGTCACGTTGCCTCCAGTCATCGGGTTTGTCTCTTTGAAACCAATCTACAATTTCATCTGCACCATCGAACCCCGTTCTGTGATTGGATGGGTCGGGGTCACCAAGTCCCATCCTATTCATAAAATCATCCATGCTACCCTCCTGCATTTCGGGATTCGCAGCACGGCGTCTTGCCTTTTTCAACCACTCACGAGCAGTTGTGTTTGCCTTTGCAAGTTTCTCAGCCCATATCATATCAGATAGATCAACATCCTCACCAAGAGAAATCTTACGACAGATACCTTCCAATCGAAGGCGATACTGAGTAGATAGCATGTTAGTTCTTTCGGAGTTTAGATTCTAATTCTGAAGTTTTATTGAATTCAGCATATGCTGCTTCAGATCTTTCACCAAGAATAGTTAAGATGTCATCACGAATTACATCGTTGTCAACATAATCGTCAAGATACTTGTCTATCGCTTCTTTCAGGTATCTATACCTGTGCCACTCAGGTGAGTAAGGTTTATACATGATATTGATAATACATGGTTAAAGCATAATACTATTTACTTATAATGTCAACTGAGTGGGTTACCATTCTTATCAACCAATCCCAATTTTTTAATTTGAGATAGGTTAGACTTCTCACTCCTCTTCATTTTTTTATACTCTTTGATAATTTTATCAATTTCTCTCTGAGAGACTTTGACTTTCAATTCTTTGTCATCATCGGCGGAAACAAATCCGAGACCTGCCTTCTTTGTTTCCTGAACCGAATCAACATAATCATTGATGTTTTCTTGAATTTCGTCTCGGATCAGAGAGTTGATTTGTTCTCTAAGATCTTCCTCGTTCATTTTCTTTTCTTTTCTTTCTTTGGTTTGTTACCCCAGAGTTTGGGATTCATTTGGCCATATCCAAAATCAATTTTTTTCACAGCACCTTTTCCGTACTTGTCATAATACATATCAAAAAGTTTTGAAGTCTTAGCGCACCGAGTTAGATCAATGTACTCAGTGCCATCAACAACATACCAAATCAATTTAGCATCATTAGGAAGAGATTTGTCATCTGCTGCGTCAAGAGTGGTCTTCTCTTGAAGAATTTGGCAACCATAGTCTGATGGAGTAATTGTTTTACCTTCTTGACCGTACTCTGCCATTTCCTTCTCTTGTTCTACAGCAACTGTCATGAGCGACCACCCCACTGGATATCAGGATATGCTTCCGCAACTACATCATATGTTAACTTATATTTAGTTTGTAAACGTTTGTCTTTCACCAGACAGAGGATCTTTGCCTCTTCTGGATGGAGACCTTCAAGCATCTGAATGAACATCGTCTCTCTGCGGAGCGATGACAGACCATCGTTTCCACCTTTTACAAAATTATAAAGGTGCTTGTATTCACGACGCAATGAAGTGTGGTCAGTTCCAATGGGAACTTCGTTTTCCTTATAGGGAACATCTCCTTCAGGAACCACAGAGATAACAGTGTCATCAAAGTTCCAGATGAAGAGAGTTTTCAAGGAGAGATCCTCATACTTTTGAAGGATCTCAACCTTTTTTGCTCTTGAACGTTGCTTACTTACAAGTTCAAGAATCTCATGCACAAAAGGATTAGGTGGAAGTTCTTGCTTAGTCTTCTTCGTCGTAGTCTTCGTTGGGCTCATAATCGTTTTCAAATCGTACTGCTAAAATTTCATCGGGGAGGACATTACCGTTTTCATCAAACATCTCTGGATGAGTATAAACGGGTTGGGTTTGGTAAACATGTTCCTTTGCCAACCATCCTACCATACCTCCTACAAAAAAGAACATGATTGAAACTAATGTTCCTATGGTGAGGGTTACTGCTAACATCTTTCTGTCCTCCAGAGACTATTTCTTTCTGATGTCCAGATAGAAGTTCAGATGGAATACAATCTCTCTTCGGAAGAGAGAGACCATCTTACCGAACTTTACCTGAAAAGTTTTGGGCGGTTCTGGTTTCCTCCTCCTATTACGTAGTAGTAATTCAAACCCACGATTGATGTGGGTGGTCTCATTATTTAGATTGCTTTTTTCGTCGCCCAGGTCTTCGGTCATAACTATATCTCCGAGCATCTTCTAAGATGCCATACAAATAAGTTTTTATTTTTCTTGCTTGTGGTTTAGGGATATGACCATAACCCTCACGCAATTGTTTGTGATCATTGTCTGCACCACCCTTGATATATTCATCAAGTTCCGTAGTTAGATCACTAATTTCTCTTGACGTGGTGCTGTCGATGAAAGCATCTACTTCATGCTTTTTGATCTTGCTGTCTTTTAAGTAATCATAAAACTTTAAATTCATTTTCCCCTCAAAGGCATTATCAATCGCGTGTTCAACAAGATCGTAGATGTCGATGAGGTTTTGTTCC